AAGATATCATCTTCCAACCCAATGATGGACCACAGACAGACTTCCTGTCAGCCTCAGAACAAGAGGTTCTCTATGGTGGTGCTGCAGGTGGTGGTAAATCCTTTGCTATGGTTGCTGACCCTGTACGTTATGTCAACAATCCTAAGTCTGCTAAACTCCTTGTTCGACGTAGTACAGAAGAACTTCGTGAACTTATCTCTATCTCTAAGAAGATGTACCCTGCAGCTATCCCCGGTGCAAAGTTCCTTGAGAGAGAAAAGACTTGGGTATTCCCTTCTGGGGCTACCCTCTGGATGAGTTACCTAGATAGGGATGATGACGTAGAGCGTTACCAGGGTCAGGCTTTTAATTGGATTGGTTTTGACGAACTTACTCAGTGGAACACCCCTTACGCTTGGGACTACATGCGCTCTCGTCTTCGTACTTCTAAAGACTCTGGACTAGACCTGATCCAACGAGCAACAACTAACCCCGGAGGTATTGGTCACCATTGGGTAAAGAAAACCTTTATTGACCCTGCACCAGCTAATACAACCTTTGATGCACAGAGTGTTGATGGAGAACCCCTAGTATGGCCCCCCGGTTCTAAGAAGGAAGGTCAACCACTATTCCAACGTAAGTTCATTCCTGCTACTTTGTTTGATAACCCTTATCTTGCTGAAGATGGAATGTATGAAGCTAACCTTCTTTCCCTTCCAGAACATAAGAGACGCCAACTGCTAGAAGGTGACTGGAGTGTAGCTGAAGGTGCAGCCTTCCCGGAGTTTAATGTATTTCAACATGTTATCGAACCTTTTGATATACCAGACTCGTGGGTTAGATTTAGAGCAGCGGACTACGGATACAGTTCCCATACTGGTGTTGTTTGGTTTGCTATTAGTCCTTCTGAGCAGCTTATTGTTTATCGGGAACTCTACGTCTCCAAAGTTACAGCAGCAGACCTTGCACCAATGGTCCTTAGAGCAGAACAAGGTGACCGAATCAGCTACGGTGTACTAGACTCCTCTCTCTGGCATAAACGTGGGGATACTGGTCCTAGCCTAGCTGAACAAATGATCATCCGTGGTTGTAGGTGGAGGCCTTCAGATCGAAGCTCTGGTTCGCGTGTAGCAGGTAAGAACGAACTACACCGCAGACTTGCTATTGATGAAATGACAGAGGAGCCTAAGATAGTCTTCTTTAATACCTGTCGCCACCTAATCTCTCAACTACCCTCTCTCCCTCTTAGTAAGAACAATGCAGAGGATGTAGATACAAATGCAGAAGACCACCTCTACGATGCTCTGAGGTACGGTATTATGACAAGACCTAGAAGTGATATTTTTAGTCACACACCAGAACACTCAAGACATAGTGGCTTCCAAGCTGCTTGTAAAGAATTTGGGTACTAAAGGAATAGAAAATGGACGTAGAAGTAAACGAAGAAAACCTTCTTGGTGTAGATGACACGAAAGGTGATTATGCTGTAGATACCTCTGCTGGGAGTATTGTCAACTATGTGACTGAACGCTTTAGCAAGGCTGAGGATGCTCGTTACGCTGATGAGGAACGGTGGGTACAAGCCTACCGCAACTACCGTGGTATCTATGGCCCTGACGTACAGTTTACTGACTCTGAGAAGTCTCAAGTCTTTGTGAAAGTTACTAAGACAAAAGTACTAGCTGCTTATGGTCAGATCACTGAGGTTCTCCTTGGTGGTGGTCGATTCCCTATTACTATTAACCCTACTACTCTCCCAGAAGGTGTAGAGGAGTCAGTACACGTAGAGGTTACCCCACAAGGTCCTCCCGGTACTCCTCCTAAACCTGAAGGTATGGAACCACTGCTCCCCGGAGAGACTGGTGAAGAGTACCGCTTGCGTCTTGGGCCACTTAAAAAAGATCTGGAAGTCTTTGGTGAAAAAGTAAAACCCGGTCCCGGTGAGACTCCTACATCTGTCACTTTTGAGCCTGCTTTGGTTGCAGCAAAGAAGATGGAGAAACAAATCCACGACCAGTTGGAAGAGTCAAAAGCACTTAAGCATCTTCGCTCTGCTGCCTTTGAGTGTGCTCTCTTTGGTACTGGTGTGATGAAGGGTCCATTTGCACAGAATAAAGAATACCCTAACTGGGATGAAGATGGTAATTACGACCCTACCTTCAAAGATGTTCCAATGGTGTCTAACGTATCTATCTGGAACTTCTACCCAGACCCAGATGCTAATACTATGGAAGAAGTAGAGTACACAGTAGAACGTCATAAACTCTCCCGTACTCAACTCCGTGGTCTTAAGCGCCGTCCTCAGTTCCGTACAAATGAAATTGATATTGCTATCTCTATGGGAGAGTCCTACACTAAAGAGTGGTGGGAACAGGTAATGGAAGATGACTCTCAGGACTCTAACTCTGAGCGTTTTTCTGTACTTGAGTTCTGGGGTAATGTAGACCGTGAAATTCTTAAGGACCACGATGTAAAGATTCCTTCCTCTCTTAAAGACAAAGAAGAGATTAGCGTAAACATCTGGGTATGCAATGGTCGAGTACTTCGTCTGGTTATGAACCCTTTTACTCCTGTCAATATCCCTTACTATGCAGTTCCTTACGAAGTGAACCCTTACTCTATTTTTGGTGTAGGTGTAGCAGAGAATATGGAAGACACTCAGTTGCTTATGAATGGCTTTATGCGTATGGCTGTTGATAATGCTGCTCTCTCTGGCAACTTGATCTTCGAAGTAGATGAAACTAACCTAGTCCCCGGACAAGACCTCTCTATGTATCCCGGTAAAGTATTCCGCCGTCAAGGTGGTGCTCCCGGACAATCAATCTTTGGTACAAACTTCCCTAACGTCTCTAACGAGAATATGCAGATGTTTGACAAGGCTCGTGTACTTGCTGATGAGTCAACTGGCTTCCCCTCCTTTGCACATGGTCAGACTGGTGTAAGTGGTGTAGGACGTACAGCCTCTGGTATCTCCATGCTTATGTCTGCTGCTTCTGGTTCTATCCGTACAGTGGTAAAGAACGTAGACGATTACCTTCTTGCTCCTCTGGGTAAAGCCCTCTTCAACTTCAACATGCAGTTCAACTTCGACCCAGACATTAAGGGTGACCTAGAGGTTAAAGCTTCTGGTACTGATTCTCTTATGGCTAATGAAGTACGTAGTCAACGTCTTATGCAGTTCCTTGGTGTGGTACAGAACCCTGCCTTGGCTCCATTTGCTAAGATGGATTATATCATCCGTGAGATTGCACGTAGCATGGACCTTGATCCTGAGAAGGTTACTAACTCTATGCAACGAGCAGCTATCCAAGCAGAGATTCTAAAGGGCTTCCAAGCTCCACAGGCAGGCCCTCAGGGCGCTCCGGGTGGTCCTCCGGGGGTACCCCCTGCTGGGGCTCAAGCTGGTGATCCTACGGGCGCTGGAGGCGGTACAATCGGTACTGGTCAGGCACCTGTTCCCGGAGAGCAAGGTTTCAGTGGTAATACTGGTGGAGGTATGCCTCAATGAGCCTAAAGCCTTTGGTAAACGACAAAGAACTCTGGGAGTCTTTCAAAGAAGAAATAGAAAGCCGTATCCGTATGGCACACAGATCACTAGAGCAGCATAAAGAGTATGGTGAACTACGGGCTATCCAAGGTAACATTGAGTCTCTACGGTCTCTACTCCGACTGAAGGAAAAAGTAAATGGCGGAAACTGATATGTACAATAAACAAATGAGCCTCTTTGATGAGGGTGGAATGGCAGACGATGGAATGGATGTTGATCCGGTAAGCGGTAATGAAGTACCCCCCGGAAGTATGGCAGAAGAGGTCCGTGACGATATGGACGCTAAGTTGTCCTCTGGTGAGTACGTTGTACCTGCTGATGTTGTCCAGTACTTTGGTCTCAAGTTCTTTGAGAATCTCCGTAGTGAAGCTAAGGGTGACCTTGAGAAGATGGACAAGGATGGCCGTATTGGTGGTGCTCCAAGTAAGGAAGCCCCTATGGGTGGTGAGGAAGAACTCTCTCCCGAAGAAATGGCTATGCTAGAAGAGATCATGGGTGGTGGTGGACAAGAGGCTCCAGTACAGATGGCTGAAGGTGGCCTTACTCCCGGATACACTCCCTCCCCTTCTACCTTTAAACCTAAAGACTGGTCTGCTGTAGGTAGTTCTTACGGCCTGTCTGGTAATAATACTAGTTCTAGCTCTGGTCGTATTGTCTACAAAACTTATGTAGGACCATCAGGTGAAACACAACTTATCATGTTTATTAATGGTAAGCCTAATACCCCAATCCCTGAAGGCTTTACTCTTAAAGAGACTGCAGCAGAAAAGTCTCAAGAGAAGACTCAAGAAGAGATTGAAGCAGAAGAACTTCAAGCAATGGAACTGGCTAACCGTGGTCCAGCAGAAGAGGGTAATGATGAACCTTCCGAAAGCTGGGGTGAAGCTAACCTAGACGCTATTGACGAAGACCCTTCAGGCTTTATTGGGAAGGCTCTAGGAGAGATTAGCTCCCCTGCTATGAATGCTATCGGTATGCTTGGTGGTATTGGTAAGGGTGCTCAAGTGGCAGCAGCTACAAATAACATCGCTGAGGCTACAGCAGCAGCAAACCGAGCAGAGGCTCAGGGTTTAGATATGTCTAAAGAAAGGGCAGATATCCAATCCGCAAGGGATAGTTTAGGAGTTGTAGATGATGTAACTTCTAAGTTTGGCATTGGTACTGGGAGCAGGTACACAGAATCTTTGGAAAAAGCAGCAGAATCAAAAGCACAAGCAAAAGAAGTTGCAAAAGAGGTATCTAAAACTCCAACAACCCCAGCTAAGTCTGACGTAACTCCAACCCCCTCAACTACACCTTCCAGCACTCCTGACGATGATGATTCTGCAGGTAGCACAGGTGGCTCCCGTTCAGGTGGTCTCGGTGGAGGTGAAATGAATAAAGGTGGTCTCGTGAAGAAGCGGACTATAAAGAAAACTCAACCAAAGAAAAAAGGTCTAGCCTCTAAGTAATAGAGACAATAAGGCTACCCTGCAATACCGCAGGCCCCAACATAAGGAAATAAAATGTCTAATAAAGTAATGATCAAACCTAACTCTGTACGTCCTAATCAAGATCGAATCAAGCGAGAAGAAGCTGAACTTGAAGCCTTGATGAAAGGGGAGAACCCTGAGGCAGAGGAAGTACAAGAAGAGGAAGAAGTAGTAGAGGCTACGACAGAAGAAGTTGTAGAAGAGGTTAAAGAGCCTGAAGAGGACAACCTATCTTCTGAAGAGAAGACCTTTAAGAAGCGTTATGGTGATCTACGCCGTCATGCAGCTAAAGAGAAACAAGAACTAGAAGCACGTATCTCTGCTCTGGAGAACCAAGGTAAAGATATCAAGCCACCTAAGACAGAAGAAGAACTTAAGGCTTGGGCTAAGAAGTTCCCTGATGTGGCTAGTATTATTGAGACTATCGCAGAACGTAAAGCTGCAGAGAAGTTTGAATCTGCTGATGCCCGCCTTAAACTACTGGATGAACGGGAAGAAGCAATCAACCGGAGTAAGGCTGAAGCTGCTATTACTAAAGCCCATCCAAACTTTAATGAGTTGAAGAACTCTGATGACTTCCATGACTGGGTAGCAGATCAACCTAAGTGGGTACAAGATGCACTGTATGAGAATGAGGATGACCCTGATTCTGTAATCCGTGTGATTGACCTCTACAATGTAGATAATGGTCTTACCCCTTCAGAACGGAAAAAGTCTGCACGAGAAGCTGCTACTAGTATCTCCTCTCGTTCTAATTCCTCTCCTTCAGTGCAAGCTGGTCAAGTTAAATTCCGTGAGAGTGATGTTCAGAAAATGTCTGACAAAGCTTTCGAGAAGAATTGGGAACAGATTCAGAAAGATATGAAGACCCCCGGTTTCTACGATCTAACTGGTGGTGCACGTTAATTTAAATTATTGCTTGACTTCTAAAGTTCTTGCAGTATAACTTAGGGTACGAAGGAGAATAAGGCCTCCCATTGTGGACACCCTTATCTCCTTTATCCCCTTACACTTCTAAGAGTAAACAATAAGTAGAATCACCTGCCTGAGTATAGGCCCGTTGATCCTGAAGTTGGCCGACTGACGGATTGATGCACCCTAGAAAATGACAGCCTCTTCTTGTATGTGTTTAGCTCTAATTCAGCCAAATATCATAGGAGAATAATGATGGCTTTTGCAACAGCAGGAGGTTATGGTAACCTTCCCAACGGTAACTTCAGTTCCGTAATTTACTCAAAGAAAGTCCAACTGGCTTTCCGTAAGTCTACAGTCGTAGGCGATATCTCTAACTCTGACTACTTCGGTGAGATTGCTTCTCAGGGTGATACAGTACGTATCATCAAAGAGCCTGAAATCACTGTAAGTGAATATAAGCGTGGTTCCCAGATTCAAGCACAAGACTTGGATGACGAGGACTTCTCTCTGGTAATCGACAAGGCAAACTCTTTTGCTTTCAAGATTGACGATCTGGAAGAAGCCCACAGCCACGTAAACTTCATGGACCTCGCAACTAACCGTGCAGCCTACCGTTTGGCTGACCAGCATGACCAAGAAGCCCTTGGTTACCTGTCAGGTTACAAGCAGTCTTCTCTGCACTCAAATGCAGACACAGTGAATGACGTAGTGAACGGTTCTAAGGCAGTCTCTACTGCTGGTTCCGACGAACTGCTGACTTCCATGAAGATCATCAAAGGTAGCTTTGGTAACATCACAACTAGTTCTGCTGGCGATCACTCGATCCCTGTAGCTGCTCGTCTCCCCGGTGCTACTGCCCTGCCAACAGCTTATGTCTCTCCGGTTATGTTGATTAACCGTATGGGCCGTTTGCTGGACCAACAGCGTGTTGATAAGTCTGGCCGTTGGCTGGTTATTGACCCAGTAATGATGGAAGTTCTGCAGGACGAAGACTCTCGTTTCCTGAATGCTGACTTCGGTGATTCTGGTGCACTGCGCAATGGTCTGGTTCTGAACAACTGGAATGGTTTCCGCGTATACGTCTCTAACAACTTGCCTGTTGTTGGTGGTGGTGCTGCGACAACTGGTACAGCCAACCAGAACACTGACTATGGTGTTATCGTTGCAGGTCATGACTCTGCTGTAGCAACTGCTGAGCAGATCAACAAGACAGAGACTTACCGTGATCCTGACAGCTTTGCTGACATTTGCCGTGGTCTTCATCTTTACGGTCGTAAGATTCTTCGTCCAGAAGCTCTTACAACTGCAAAATATAACCTCGCCTAAAGGAGAACTAGACTATGGCTACTGTTACAACTCTTGCTAAGGCAGAAGGCGGTCGGGGTAATCCTAATCGCAAGCCTTACATGGTAGAGGTGGAGATTGATCTCGCCGCTGCCGCAACTGCTAAAGGTAGTGCTCTGGCTGCTGCTGACGTCATTGAGTGTATTGACGTTGGTGCCAACCAAGCTGTACTCTTCGCTGGTACTGAAGTTATTACTGCCCCTGCTGGTGGTACTTCTGCTACCTTCGATCTGGGTATTACTGGTGGTGACGTTGATGCATTCGTAGACGGTGGTGCTATTACTAGCGCAACTGCAGGTACTTATGCAACTATGGTTAGCACTGCTTGCCCTATCGTTAGCTCCTCTGCTTCCACCATCGACATGCTGCTCATTGGTACAACTCCAGATACTTCTGGTGTGATCCGTGTGTTTGCATACCTGATGGATCTGGATGGTTTCGGTGCAGATAAGTCTGCTGCTGAAGTCGCACGGGATCAAGTTTAATTACTGATCGGGGGCTGCTCGAAAGGGTGGCCCTCTTTCTATCTTTAATTAGGGAAGCTCAATGTCAAACTTCGTTACAATTACAAATCTAGTTCTGACAAGGTTGAATGAGGTTCCTCTGGATACTGGTGGGGAAGGTTTCTCCTCAGTTCGGAACGTCCAAGCTCTCGCAAAGAGTGCAGTGAATAATGCAATCTACGAGATTTGTCAGACTGGTCAAGAATGGCCTTTTCTAAAACAAGCCTACACAGAGACTATGGTAGCAGGTACAGGCACTTACGCTTTCCCTTCAGACTACTCCTCTCCTGACTATGATACCTTCTTTCTTAAAAAGAATGACACACTAGGTGCTGAACCTAAGACCCTCACTCCTCTTACTTTTGAACAGTATGTACAGAATCATAAGATGGAAGATGAGAATGGGGATAGTGGCTCTGGTATCTCTCAACCTTATTTTGTTTATCAAACCTATGGAGAATCCTTTGGGGTAACTCCAGTACCAGATAAGGCGTACCAAGTCGAGTACACTTACTGGAAGATTCCTACAGCACTAACTCTCTATAATGATGAAGCAGTAATCCCTTCAAGGTTTAACCACATTATTGTAGACGGTGCTATGATGTATATGATGCGGTTCCGTTCTAATAATGAATCCGCAATGATCCATAAACAAGCCTTTGATGAAGGTATCCGCACGATGCGTAGGGTTCTTATTGATGAACCTATTGATGCCCATTCTACCATGATCCAAGGTAAGAGAAAAGGACGACTCAATTAATGGATGAGATACGCTCCTTTCCTGTTTCTTGTGCGGGGGGTTTGTTTACTAGTCTTGATGTACTTACTCAAGCAACTCAATTCCCCGGTACAGCAATCAGATTGATTAACTATGAGCCTTCCATTCGTGGGGGCTATTCGCGTATTAAAGGTTTCACTAACGACTATGGGACTCTTCCGGGAACTGGGACTACCCTAGGTCTTGCAGTCTTTGAAGATCTTAATAACGGGGTGTTTGGCTGCAGGAAACCCACTGTAGGTAATGATTACTTCCACTACTGGAATAGCACTACATCAGCTTGGGTTAGCCCCACAACTGTAGGTACCCCCACTATGACGGGAGTAGAAAAGGTAAGGTTTGCTAAACTTTACTGGGGTCTCCCTAAACTAGTGATGACAGATGGGGTTAATCCTCTCGCTATCTGGGATGGCACTAACTACACTCAAGTAACCACAGGTAGTGTACTTTCAACCCCCTCCCTTTGTGAGTCTTTTTCTAACCACCTCTTTATCTCCGGGGATAGTTCTGAGCCAAACAGCCTTGTATTCTCTGCACCAGAAGATCCCACAGACTTCACTCCTGCTAATGGTGCTGGTGTCATCAATGTGGGGTTTAAGATCAACGCTATTAAATCCTTCCGAGACACTCTTTATGTCTTTGGGACAAATAACATTAAAAAGGTTGTTGGTTCTTCTATAGCTAACTTTGCTTTGCAAGATGTGACTAAAAATCTGGGTTGCGTTGCACCTGATTCTGTGGTAGAGTTCAATGGTGATTTGCTCTTCCTTGGTCCTGACGGTATCCGTCCTATTAGTGGTACAGATCGTATCGGTGACGTAGAGATTAACACAATCTCTAAACCAATTCAGTCAGTCTTTGAAGGTCTGCCCTCTTCAGAGGATATGACAAAAGCCTCAATACTTGTTTTGAACAAGAAGTCTCAATTCCGTATGTTCTTCCCTGATGAAGAATCTCTGGGTATTATTGGTGCTCTTCGTCGTACAGGTCAAGGGGGACAAGGTTTTGAGTTCTCTCGTCTTATTGGTGTAAGTATGGCTTGTGGAGACTCTAGTTACCTTGGGGATGAAGAGTACATCATTCACGGGGATTCTACTGGGAGTGTGTATCGGCAGGAGTCTGGGAACACTTTTGCTGGAACTCCTATTGAATCTCTCTTTCAAACTCCTTACTTCCATATGGATGATCCTATTAATAGAAAGATTGTCCACGAAGTCTTTACATACTTAAGAGCAGATGGGGTGATTAGTGTAGATATGGGTCTTGTCTACGACTATGAAGATGAGTACACTCTAAGCCCTACGGACTATGCTTTCAGTACAGATGGTGCAGCAAGTTTCTATGGGCTAGCCACATACGATGAAACAAGTATTTTTGATGGCAACCCAAGCCCATTACGTAGGACGACAGTAGAGGGTTCTGGGAGATCGGTTTCTGTTGTCTATGTCACTACAGCAGACCAGCCTAGCCACTCCATTGAAGCACTAGTTCTAAGCTACGCAATAGCAGATAAAAGATAAGGATAACAAATGTCTGGATATACAAGACAGTCAAGTTCGGACCTAGTACCTACAGCGGTAGTTCGTTCCTCTCCTCTAAATGCTGAGTACAATAAGATTCGTGATGCCTTTGCTTTTGACGCTACTGGTGTTACAGGACATAAGCACGATGGCTCTTCTGATGAGGGTTCTTATGTCCCACTTATTGCAGACTTAGACGCCCTTAATAAAGTAGTTATTAATACTGCGAACAATCGTGTAGGCTTTTTTGTCGAAGTTTCTTCTACTGCTGTAGAGCAAGCTCGTCTTTCTGATGGACTCTTTGCACCTGTAACCACTAATGATGTAGACCTTGGTGCTGTTGCTACTAAGTTTAAAGACCTTCATCTCGCTGGTGATGCCAATGTTGGTGGTGACGTCAATGTAACTGGTGATCTTGTAGGTAATGTAACAGGGAACATAACAGGTAATGTCACAGGAGACCTCACAGGCAATGTAACTGCTGGCTCTGGTTCTAGTTCTTTCACTAACGTAACAATCAATGGTACATTGGATGTAACTAATACTCCTATTTCTAATGTCTCTGATCCCACCTCTGCTCAGGAAGCTGCTACTAAAGCTTACGTAGATACTGCAGATGCACTTAAGTTGAACCTTTCTGGTGGTACACTTAGTGGTGAACTTGCCATGGGTACCTCTAAGATTACTGGTCTTGGTGATCCTACATTGGCTCAAGACGCAGCTACTAAAGCTTACGTAGATACTGAAGTATCCTCTCTTGTAGCCGCTGCTCCGGGTGCTCTTGATACCCTAAATGAGTTGGCTGCTGCACTTGGGGATGATGCTAACTTTTCTACCACTATTACTGATTCTATCGCTACTAAACTTCCCCTTGCTGGTGGTACCATGTCAGGTGCTATCGCTATGGGTACCTCTAAGATTACTGGTCTTGGTGATCCTACCCTATCACAAGACGCGGCCACTAAGACTTATGTAGATACTGCAGATGCACTCAAGTTGAACCTCTCTGGTGGTACCATGAGTGGTGCTATCGCTATGGGTGGCTCTAAGATTACTGGTCTCGGCACACCTGCAACAGGTACAGATGCAACTACTAAGACCTACGTAGACGGCATTCTTGGTTCCGCCACTGCTGCTGCTGACAGTGCTGCTGCTGCTCTAGTCTCTGAAGGAAACGCTGCTACAAGTGCATCCAATGCTGCTGCCTCTTATGATGCATTCGATGACCGGTATCTTGGAGATAAAGCTTCTGACCCTACAGTGGACAACGATGGTAATGCTCTTCTTACTGGCGCTATCTATTGGAATACAACTTCTGATATCTTGAAAATCTATGATGGTGCAGCTTGGCAAACAGCCGCATTCGACACCTCTGGTGCATTGGTTGGAGTCAATAACCTTTCAGACCTAGACAACGCAGCCACAGCTAGAACAAACTTAGGTCTTGGTACCGCTGCTACCACAGATTCAACTGACTATGCCACAGCCGCACAAGGTTCTACGGCGGACACTGCACTAC